TATTGGAGAATGGGACTAGGAAATCACCACCACTTGTAAGATTGACAAAAGTGGATTCCAAGAGGTAAGCTGTTCCAGTGTTCCCGCTATAAGGATCACTAAAGTCAACTCTCGGCACTGGTAATATCCTCCACAATAGTAATGGTGAAAGTATCTGTAGAAGTAACTACACCCAAATTGGTGGTGAACTGAATGTCACACTCGTAGCGGCCAATCTCTAGGAGTTCAGTCTGTGCTGCTGTCTTGGAGAGGGTAAAGGCACCATTAAGGCTATCAGTAATAGTTACTGTAAGGTCTACTAGGGAACCTTCTCCCTTCACCATCTGGCTCTTTACAGAAACAGCATCCAATGAAACTGCACTACCTGAGTTATCCCTACGCACACAGAATAGCTCTAGGGTATCACCTTGCTTAACACTAACGCTCATTTTTCATAAACCTCTTTAGTGAAGTCAAGGTAAAGGTCAGGTACGATATTATTAGCTGCGTATTCGATATTAGAACCAAACTTAATCAGGTAGTCACAATACCACTTAGCTTCAAGGTAGGTAACAAAGCGCTTACCGTTAGCAGTCACATACTGGTTACGGACAGAATCATACTGGATATACCCCGGCAGGTTAGCACGGATGAATGTGTTGTATTCCTGTTTGGGGTTAGTTGACATCTTACCGAAGCCCTTTAGAGTTGGAGTATACTAGTTTCAGTTGTGGCTTTGCGTAACCGTTCAATGCTAAGTCAGTAATTGCCCATACGAGAGCATCAAGCCTGTCAGGTGAACCAATACTACCAAGAGGTTCCCAAGTTCTTTGTTGAGTCTCGAGTTCATTAAGATTGTGACCATCTTCAGGGTCACGCACATGATAAACAAGACCACGTTCATACAAAGCACTAACTGGTTCTGCGCGGGCATACTTACCACGAGAGGCATGAACCATCTTAATAGCCACCTTCTCATCTTCCCCAAGGATAGTATGTTTAACCATATCACCACCTTGGTTTCTCTCAGCTACAATCCTGTCAGCATCATACTTATAGTATAACTCTACTGCTTTTGAAGCCCAACCTTGTGGTGTTGCTTTTAACGTGTAATCCCCAAGAACGTAGCACTTACCGTTTACATCTATACCAGCTACAATAATACCAGTGTCATCAGATTCAGCATTAGATGTTACAGCGGGGTCTACGCTAACAACAATACGGAGAAGTTCAGGGAGGTCATTTCGAGATATTTGGCAACCATCAAGCATCTCTGTGGTCCAGAGAGCACCTTCTGATTCTTCCATAACCTCAGCATAAAGCTCTTGACGACCAAGGCGCGTACCCTCATAGAGGCGTTTAACCTGATCTAGGTATGTATCAGCAAGGTTAGCTGCGTTATCAAAAGTACTACCACGGACTACAAAGGTCTTCTCATCTTTGAGGAGTTGTCTGATTAGTTTTGTAGGTTTTGGTGTAGTGGCAATAAAAACTTGTGGGTGTCTGCCTAAACGAAGACAGAACTGTAACATTGACCAAGTTTCTTCGTCTTTATTCCAAGCACAAAGTTCGTCGCAAGCTGCTGCGCTAAACTGTGGGCCACGAAGTCGGTCGGGCTCCTCAGCGGAGAAGCAAAGTACCGTAGCAATTTCTTTCTTGGAGGGGTCTCCATCCTGATACCAAGTTAGGGATCGTTTAGTAGGTGACCAGATAGGCATACCTATAACTACACCCTTCTTGTTCTTATCCCCCTCCCAGCAACAATTCATAATACCGGATTCACCTTTGACAAAGGTCTTCTCAATATCCGAGTTGGTTGCACAGACGTAGGCTAATCGCTTATGACCCTCTTTAACCTTTTGCCTAATCCATTCTGCGGAGGCTTTAGTTTTTCCCCATCCGCGTCCAGCTAGGGCTAGAAAAGTGTTCCAGTCACCCTTTGGGGGAATTTGCTCAGGTCTGGCCCAAAAGGTCCAATCATGCTGAAGCTCTTTAACTTGCTTGGCAGATAATTGAGAGAGTGCAGCTTTAACCTCTTCGTCAGGTAATTCCCGTAGTGATGCTGCTGTCAGGGTCATACTTGTTACCTTTTTTGATATTCACGTCAGAGGGTAGAACTTGTAAATTCCAAGGTACGTGTAGGCCACAGACATTTTGACCTTTAAGCGGTACGATGTGATCTACGTGGTATTCTTCACCAGTTACACGCTTCAAATCTTGAGCCATCCAATAGAAAGACTCCATACAGTCCTTTTGCTCTTTTGTCAGCCAACTTGGCGTGGCATTTCTCTTCCTAGCCCTCTTATCTGCACCCAACTTGTTAGACTTATCCTTATTAAGTTGTAAGTAAGCTGCCTTCTTAGCAAGGATTTCCTCTCGGTTGTCTTTGTAGTGTGCACGAACCTTAGGTATTATGACATCTTTATTCTCTTGGTAGTACAACTTCTTTTTCTCAAGAATAGATTCTCGTTTTTTATTGTAGTCTTCTTTTCTACAAGACTTACACCAATACGAAAGACCATCCTTGGAGCCTTTGTACTTTCCAAAATCAGTGGTCGGTTTTGTGCTTTTACACTTACTACAGCATTTCATCTTACTCTCCATTGTCCTCTCCTGATAGTGTGGGCTGACCAAGTTTGCAACCTCAGCCAGCCCTTAAGAATACCCCGGAGAGTTAGGGTATCCCAATTAGTTTATTCTTCCTCAGTATCCTTACCAAGCAACTTCATCAAAGAATTAACAGCACTCTCAGCCTCTTCCTCTTCAGTACCAACTTCACGGTTCTCTTCAGTAGACTTAGGGGACCAACCACCATGAGATCGTAGATACAGTTCTTGAGACTTCCAAGTAGCAGGATGGTCAATGTCACCCTCAATAGCTTGAGTAACTACACGGTTACCAATCTTAGCTGCAATACCTGCTTTGGTAGAGTGCCAGTCCTTGCCGTAATGCTTCATGAAGGTAGTCATGCTTGCTGGTGCCCAAGCCATATGCTGAATCTCGGCAAAGGTATCCTTCATAGTCACACCAGCCGCAGCGTTACGCCTTACGACTTTAGCAATCTCTGAG